AAGAAAGAGGATTTCAAACTAAGGAAGTAATGGATAAGATGAGTGAGTACTTTGTACTTTTGCGGAATATTTTTGGATTTACACCCATCATACTTCAACAATTTAATCAAGGGTTAAATTTTAAAAACCTTACTTAAGTTGTTATATTTATAAAAATTTTGTATATTTACATTATGAAAATATGTGGTATATATAAAATAACAAATTTAATCAATAACAAAATTTATATTGGAAGTTCTAAAGATATTGAAAGTAGATTTTATTACCATAAATGCAAATTAAAACATAGTGGTCATGTAAATAAACATTTATTATCTGCTTGGAATAAATACGGTGAAGAAAATTTTAAGTTTGAAATTTTGAAAGAAATTTCATTAAGCTTATTAAGAAAAGCTGAACAGTTTTATATTAATAAATACCAATCTTTAAATCCTAAATACGGGTACAACAAAACAATTGTTGTTTCAAATTTGTGGGATGATTTAGAAAAAGTGAATGTTATTAATAAAAACTATATTTATTTTGGATGTTATAATAAAGAAGGTAAATTGTTTAAAGTATTTAGAAATATAAATGAAATTGATTCTTTTTTTGGTAAAAGAATAAAAAGAGTCTACGATTCTTGCAATAGTAATTTAACTAAAAGTGCTAATGGTTATTATTGGATTAGATTTAACGTCGAATTTGAAAAATTTCCTAAAACAATAATTCTTTCTGGTAGAAAAGGAAGACATAGAAAAATACTTCAATATGATTTAAAAGGTAACTTTATTAAAGAATGGAATAGTGCTGTTGAAGCATCTAAAACTTTAGAGTTATCTTCTTTTAATATAACAAGATGTTTAAAATTAAATAATAAATATAAAAATTTTAAGTGGTTTTACTCAGCCCCCTTGTGCAGTAATGTACATTGAATAACCCAGAATATGCTGGAAACTCCAGAGATGGACAATCAGCAGAGATAGACTACAGTCTGTAGTAAGCTCTCAGAGACTACCAATGGGTATCCTTATAGGATAATGGTATAGTCCGATCTGCAAATATAATCTAAAATTGAAATTGCAGTTAACAATTACATGTGAGTAGTGTAGATAGACAAAAGTTTAAGGGTGTAGATCTATCTCCATCTCAAGGAGATTTCAAAGATACCACCAATCCTTATCAGGATAACCATACAAGGTTTTGTAGTTAGTAATTAATTTTGTATATTTACAGTATGAAAACTACAAAATACAATTATGATTTAGTAAAATCTTTACATAAACAAGGGTTAACTAATGGAGAAATTAAAAAATTAACAGATTACAGTTTTGAAGCTTTAAGATATATTAGAAATAAATTAAATATTCCTACAAAAACATATCGTGAAATAAATTTAACAGAAAATGAAGAGCAAATTATATTAGGTTCTTTATTAGGTGATGGTACAATTATTAAACAGCATCGCTATCCAATATTTACATTTTCACATTCTCTTAAACAAGAAAGATATGCTTTATGGAAATACGAATTTCTAAAAAACTTACCTTTTACTTATAAATATTATGACCAACTTGATAAAAGAAGTGGTAATATTACTAAAGTAATAAAAGTATATAGTAAAACTAATCCTTTATATAATATTTATAGAGATATGTTTTATAATACAGGTAAAAAAGAAGTTACAGCTGAAATTGTTAATAAATTAAAACCTTTAGGAATAGCAATATGGTTTCAAGATGATGGTTATAATCATCAAAACGGATATTATATTGCAACTAATAGTTTTTCATTAGAATCTTGTAATATTATTAAAAACTATTTTAAAGAAGTTTATGATATAAATTGTAATGTTGATAAAGAACATAGACTTTATATTTTAAAAAATTCTTGTAAAAAGTTTGAAGATATTATAAGACCTTTTATACATGAAGATTTACTTTACAAATTAAAAAGCGTCCTGAATAAACAAGGTGAATTGCTGGGAAGTCCTACTACTGAGATAGTGAATGAGGATAATCAGCAGCCAAGCTTAGGTAGTAATACCTTCGAAGGTTCAACGACTAATAGCCAAGTCCTAACAAGTAATGTTGAGGATAGTAATGCTAACACGAGTGCCTTGCCCTTTAATATAGATAGTAATGGATTTGTTACATTAATGTACAATGATATTACTGTTAAATGGAAACCTATAAAAGGTATTGATTATTAAAGGTGATGATATAGTCTGAACTATATAGTAATATATAGATTTACAGGATAAAGAGCCTGTAAGATAACAAAATGGCTGATATAGTTATGGGTTTAATGTGTCCTTATAAATTAGATATGGATACTTCCCTTGGCTATGACCTTAGTAAACTTAAAGATAAGATGCTTATGCTCAAGATAATCAAGAACAGATTATCAAGAGATGGTATAGCAAAAGGTCTTTATGTTAAACCAGAATCTGGTAAATTCTTTGAATTACCTACACCAGACTCATTAGAAATTAACAACTATTACAATCAACAAATTTAAAAACAAATTAAAATGACAAGAGAAATTTTTTATGTAGACGACATCAATGTAGCAAAAGCTTGTATTGCATTTGCAGAAACATTAGGATTAACTGTTGCTTCAGATATCCATAAACTGGAAGAAGGAATGTACCTAACAACAGGTAGCACAAAATTCAATGTAAATTGGATTAGAAATGAAGCATTTGCTACAGGTAAACAAAGTTTAATCTTTGATCTACTTGAAGATAATTCAGCTGGAGATTTTATTAGCCACCTATTGGAAGGTTATACTCCTGATACTGATAATGATGAAGTTTCTTTAGAGGAAACTCTACCAACACCTGATATTGATACTATCTGTGCATTGTACAATAAAGTAAGAAGCCAGAAGAAATCACCAACACGCTACCACGTTACTCTAAAAGGTGATAGCTGGGTTGCAACAACTTCTGATGCTGATTCTTATGGTAATCTAGCAGTATTGTTTGTTGCTGCAGGTAACTAATAAACAATTTAAGCCCCTGCTGTAAAAGGTAGGGGCTTTTATATTTTATAATATGGGAAAGATAACATTAATAAATTTATACAACGAATTAAAAATCCAATTTCCAAAAGAACTCATTTTCCTATTTAAACAATCTGAAGCTAGGCAATTTAAAATTTCACTAACTTTTAATAATACTACTAAAGTATTAGAATTAGTAGTTTCAGATATAGGTTGGGATCAATTTGCTACATTGCCTTGGTTATATGATTCACATCATGCTAGAACCAGAAGAAAAAGAGATTTAGTAACACTTGGTTATACAACAGCTTTTATTAGAAATAGTAATAGATATAATGATTGTTTTGATGAATTAGCTTTTTGTGTTAGTAAAGGTAAAGGATATACAATTTGTGATAAAATAGAATTAGATTATACTATATATAAAAATGATCTTAATCAAATTTTAATTACAAGTAGTATTAATCTAAGTACATTACATATAAATTATAATCAATGTGTAGTATTTAGCAGGATGAAGAATCTCCATAGAGAAATATATAACATTACACCTAGTATTACTATGGATCGTCTTCTTACTGCTGTAAAAGATGTAGATGAGATATATTATTTTCAAGAACTAAAAGAAAATAATATTTGCTATATAACTAAAGATAAGTATGCTTATGCTATTCACAAAAATCAGGAGGGAAGCTCACTTTCTACAGGAAGAACTATGGGTATAGGTAAATTCTTTAAAGAACATTTTCCTTATATTCCTGAATCTACTGTTAATGCTCATATTGAGTATAATAAGATGTTATCATCTTATGATCCTAATTTGTTTTCAATAGTTAGTGGTGATGATATTGTGAAATATTATCTTGAAGATTCTTATTTTAGAAAAACTGGTGAATTAGGTTCTTCTTGTATGAGAGGTGAAAGTAAAAGTCATGTTATAGAGTTCTATGCTAAAAATCCTAATTTCAGATTACTTATTATGAAAGCAGGTGAAACAGATTCTATTATGGCTAGAGCATTATTAGTTACTACAACTGATGGTACTGTATTTATGGATAGGATTTATACTGTAGATACTAAAGTTATTAGTTCATTTCATAAATATGCTAAAGAAAATGGTATTGAAAATATCTATGAACATAGAAATTCTAGCGGTAAAACAAATTTATTTACTATGGGCCCAGGTAATTGGACTAAAGAGTATAGGGATAACTATAAAGTAGGTTTAGTATGGCTGCCTGATGCAATTAAAAAGCTAAATAAATCTAACATGTATTCAGTGTCTATGGAACAGCAATCTTCTATTACTAATTCTCGTAATGTTCCTTATATAGATAACTTTCAGTACATAAATCCATTTACTATGCAAGCATCTGTAAATAAATTAAATTTCTTTGCTACTTGTGATTTATCTGGTGAACTTATTGATAATACCCATGTTTATTATGATAATAATAAGGTTTATGACCAAAGATTTATTAATGTAGAATTTACTGGACCAGTTTTAAAACCTGATGTAGTTACATTAGATGATGAACCAGTTATTCCAACCAGCGAAGTAGTAATTACTTATAATATGGTTACGGAAGAAACACTTCTGAATCATATATTTACTAGGGAAGCCGATCTTGAAAATGTAAGACCATTTCTTGAGAATGTTGAAATAGTAGGAAATCAAGAACCAGAAGAATCAGAAGAAGATGAATCTGAGGATTGGGATGAGGAAGATGATTGGGATGAATCAGAAGATGAGTTAGTGGAAGAGGAAAATCCTCATACTATAACAGCAGGGACAGGATTAATGGAACAAATAGTACAACAAATAGTACAACAAAGAGCAACAAGAAGACACAATGTTTAACGAAAAACTATTAATAGAGGTTTTAGGCTGGCAGTCTGAATCTAAGAAAGAGCAGGAACAAATAGTTCCTACATTAAATGCCTATTTGGATGCCTTAAACCTTGAATTAGGTGGTGAGTTAAAAATAGAGAATGATACACATGGTAATATATTTGTTACTAAAGGTGAAACTAGTCTTTACCCATGTATAGTAAGTCATTTAGATCAGGTGCATAAGTATGCTGATAATAAAACCATATTTCAAAATGGTGATTATTTATTAGCATTTGATGGCCCAAGACAAGTAGGTACAGGTGGTGATGATTTAGTAGGAATATTTGTATGCTTAGAGCTTTTGAGAGATTTCAATTTTATGAAAGTTGTATTCTTTGTAGCAGAAGAAGTAGGTTGTATAGGTTCCAGTGCTTGTGATTTATCATTCTTTACTGATTGTATGTTTATAGGTCAAGCTGATAGAAAAGGTAATGCAGATTTCATAAATTTTTCAAATGGTGTGCAACTATTTGATGCAGATTTTAGTAACTTTGTAAAACCTGTTCTTTTAGACTTTAACTATAGAGAGTGTGTTGGTATTGCAACTGACGCTGGCTGTTTATCTAAGAGAAATGTAGGTATTGCTTGTTTTAATATCTCTTGTGGGTATTATAATCCACATACATCTACTGAATATGTATCAATTACAGATGTTAGTAATTGCTATGATGTAATCTGTGTTATTATTACTAATGCTGACAAACAATTTTTGTATACAAGACCTGTTACTACTTATGGGAGTATTTCCAAAACAGTTAAATCAGAGCTTTATGAAAAGTTGTATGAAGGCTTTAAGAAAAGTACATATTATATTAAGTCAGATAAAATGTATTATGCTTATAGCAAAGCTATGGACTATGTTGTTAATTTAATTGAGGAAAGAGATATTGCAGCAGAGGATAGTGATATAGACTCTCCTTATATTGAATATCTACTTACAGATTATATAGAACAGAAAGAAGAAGATGCAAAACAATTAGCAGCTTATAATCAAAGTTTTGATCCTATTATTTCTAGACCTATTGACAACAAAGCAGCTAACATTAAACAATTAGATATGTTTGCAGACAGGTTAGGTGCTAATTGTATTCATAAGGATACTATGTATGATACAGGGATGCAACAAACCTATTGTCTAGAATGTTTTAACTACATTGAAGAGGCAGATGCTTACTATCACAACAGCCTAGGCAGAGGGCCAGGTTACTATTAACAATAAAAACAAAAGAAAAATGACAGAAGAAACAGTAAATTTTGAAGAGAGTGTAGATGTTACAGAAGATCCAAAAGATGCCATGAAGGCAGAATACATTGCTTATGTAAATGAAATTACAAAAGGTAGATTCTCTTGTGATACAAGACAGGAAGCTATTGATGGCATTAATGCTATCTGCAAAGTATTAGGATTGACTACTGTTGTTCCTAAAACAGATCTTCAAACTAGAGATGGTCAAAGAACTCCAATTATTGTTGGTGGTACTAACATTGATTTAGTTAAAAGTCAGTACCCTGGATTATATCCAGTACTAGTAGAACGTGTACTTGAACTTGCAATTAAATTATGATTGAATTACCAACTAAAAAGGTATTGGCTTCAAGAGCTAATCCTAAAAGGTTGGTTATCTATTCAAAGCCTAAAGCTGGGAAAACCTCAGCTTTGGCTCTGCTAGATAATTGCCTTTTACTTGACTTTGAGAAGGGTTCTGATTATGTTGATGCTATTAAACTTAAAATTGATAGCTTACAAACTTTGAAAGAAGTTGGTGCTGAGATTGTTAAAGCTGGTAAACCCTATAAGTATATTGCAGTAGATACTGTAACTGCTTTAGAGGAACTGTGCTTAGGATATGCTAAAGCTCTGTATATGGATAC